GATTCCAATGGGTAGCGATGATAGTGCAATGCAAGAAGCAATGAGAAAGCAGCAAGAAGATTTAGACCGGATGCAAGAAGAAGAAAAACGCAAAAACAAATTAGCTCAAGCCAAAACCTTGAAGAACATCAGAACTTCAGCAGGCGGTGGTTCAGGGTTCAGCGGGGATAGAGATACTCTGGGATGAAACAACTAACTCAGCAGGAATTATTGGCTAGGTATTATAGTGCCAAGAGTCAATCAGACAAGTGGATGTCGCAACTTCAGCAATCTTATCAGCTTGTCATGCCTAATAAAGCTGAATTCAATATCTTTAGACGGATAGAAGGTGGGCCACGAACTCAGAAGGTTTTTGATGCCACAGCTATCACAGGTCTTAAAAGATTTGCTGCAAATATCCAACAAATGTTGATGCCGAATACGACTTATTGGGCTAAATTCAAACCTGGTCACAAAATTCTTGAAGGTTCGGGAATAAGTGAGAGAGAAGCTCAGATAGAATGTAACGAATGGCAGAAGCTCTTCTTTAATTCTTTAAATAAGTCCAACTTTTCGAATGCGGCCTATCAAAGTATTATGGAAATGGGCATCAGTACTGGTGTCTTATTAATCCAGCCAGGTACAAAAGAAGATCCCTTTATATTTAAAGGTGTTCCTCTTCATCAAGTCTCTGTTGAAGCAGGGGCTCATGATAGCGTTGAAAATGTTTTTAGAAAATATAGACTCCACGCTAGAGCGATTCGAGAGACTTGGCCAAATGGGAATTACACTCCTTCTCAATTAAAACTATTTAAAGATGCCGCAAATGATGAACTAGAACTAATAGAAGGTTGCGTCTATGAACCTAGCCTGCCTGGTAAAAAGAAATATTGTTTCTTTGTTACTATTGAAGGTCATGATGAATTCATAATAAAAGAATATAGGGCTTGGTCGCCATGGGTCGTGTTTCGCTGGAACGTGTACGCCGCCGAAACCTTCGGACGAGGCCCTATTCTAGATCTCCTTCCATTTATTAGAGAATTAAATCAATTAGCTCAATTTGATTTGCAAGCGGCTAGTTACAATGCTAATCCCATATTCTTAGTAGCGGCGGGAAGTGAGGTTAATCCTTATACTGCTCGAATCAGCCCTGGATCAATCATTCCGGTACAGCAAATTGCCCCTGGAGTTACGCCAATCCAGCAATTGCAGATTCAGGGCACTCCTACTTATAGCCAACTTACTCGCCAAGAGCTGGTGCAAGCTGTCAATGATGCGTTAAATACAAATCCGATCGTACCAAACACTTCAGCCGACAAGACTGCTACAGAAATCTCAGCCAGACAAGCAGAGTGGTTAAGACAGAATCAGGCGATGGCAGGACGGTTAGAAAAAGAATTATGCAGACAGGTAGTAGAAAAATGCTGGCGAATTCTTCATTCATTTGGATTAGTTCCTGTTCCAGAAATCAATGATAAAGATATCAGTGTTGAATTCGAATCAGCAATAAAAGATATGCAAGGACTTCAAGAAGCTCAAAAGGCTGCCCAAGCATCTCAAATGATGGTTCAAGTTTTAGGGCCTCAAGGCGCCTCGGCAGGAATAGCTCATGGGTATCAAACTGAAGATGTAGCTACCTGGATTTTAGAAAAACTCAATGTAGATCCTAAGATAATAAGAGATGAACAATCTAGACAACAGCAAATGAAATACATGCAACAACAAGCCCAAGTACAGCAACAACAATCTGGCGCAGTTCAAGCTCAAGCTAAACAACTTCAAGACCAAGCGCAATCAACAGATAATCAAACAGCAGAAGGCAATATCTAGTGACCAATGTATTAAATGAGTACTTAACTGAAGCAGAAGAAAGTCAATTAAAAGTAAATCGACAATATACAGATGCCTACGAAAAGATATCACGGTGTACTTATGAGGTCTTTTATAAAAACCCTCATGGTGAAGAGCTAAGAGTATGGCTGGAAAAAGTTTTAAAGTATCTCTGTGGTGATAGCAGTAACTTCGCGTACGTCCAAGGACAACAAGATATGATTCGGACTTTATTAGGTTATGCCGAAACAATTAAACGTCAAAACAAGGAGTGATGATGAGCGAAGAAGCTTTAGGTAGTGTAGGAGAACATTCTTCATTGAATGATGACCCAGGGATATCCTTAACAGATTTGGTTCAATCCGAAGTTGACCCAATAGCTGAAACAAATAATAATGTTCATGGTCAGTCAGGTTCTAGGGAAGAATGGTTTTGGGTTAATAATGATAACAGCTCAATTCCAGGGTCAGGACAACCCCCTGATTGGTTTAATGGCAAGACTTTTAAATCAGTTGAAGAACAAGCCAAAGCTCATCCTGAATTAAGAAAACTTTACACCGAAAAAGTAAAAGGACTTTCGGGGGCTCCTGACGAGGGGTACGAATATGAAATGCCTGAAGAATATGTTACGCAAGATTGGAAGTATAATACTGATGATCCTGGTTACCAAGACTTCTTGCATTTGGCCAGGGACAATGGGTTTTCACAAGAGTTGGTGACTGAATTAACCGACATGCTTGTTGAAAATACTAACCGACAAAGCGAACACAACACGATGCGTCAAGAAGAAGTCATTGATGGGGAAATGAACAAACTATCAATGGGCGACACTGAGGCTTTTGAGTCGGCTATTATGATGGCCGCTAATAATCCTAACGTGGAAAGAGCAGATTTAAATGTTCTATTAGATAATCTCAATAATGCCGAGGCTATTCGCGCATTCACATCTTTGATGCATGAACACAATTATAGTCCTATTCCAGGACCTGAAGTTGGCGCGGTTCCTCCTATGGAGGCCCAACAAGACCATTTAAGATCAAGATTATCTGAGTTAAGCAAATTAAGAGGGACAGCAAAAGAAAATGCAAAACGCCAGCTCTATAGAGATTACGAGTCCTTGTATCCAGGTGAAAAAAGCTTTGGTTGATAAGGTCGTAAAGAAAATAAAAAGAACCTCCCCTAAAAAGGAGCGCATAACTGAGGCAGATAATTTGTTTAAGCTTGCTGTTGAACATTTAGATTTGAGAGCTGACAATGAATACATGCCTTATTTCTTATTAAACCCAGAAGACAAGAAAAATAATGTTTTTGCTAAGATGTTTATAGCAAAGCACTGTCGAAATGCCTATGCAGGGTTGTTTATAAAATTCACTAACGAGAAGAAATCCATCCTAAATCCTAAAGAAAGGGAATGGGCGACTCACTTTAGACAAAAAGGTTACGCATGTGTGGTGATTAACAGCATCAATCAGTTCGATAGATGCATAGAAGCTTACAAGCAAACCATTGGTGTCTCAGGATATAATTATTTCTTCTCAACTTATGAGAGGTCACATTTATAATGAGAGGCAAAGTTAAATGGTTTTCCAATGCCAAGGGATATGGATTCATAACCGATGATGAAAAAGGGCGAGATGTATATGTTCATTTTACAGATATAAAGATGAATGGCTTTAAAAGTTTAAATGAAAACCAAGAAGTAAATTTTGAACTGACAACTACTCCGAAAGGATTGGCCGCTAAAGAGGTGTTTGTAACTTAAGCAAACCTTAAGCTATACTCTAGTCAAAGGACGCACTATGCCCAACCTTAATATATTTTAAGGATCGGATAAAGAGACTCGGCGGTAAGCGACTAACTCTTAAAGAAGATCAAAACAAAATCTTTTTTAGGAGAAAATTATGCCAGCTTTATTAAGTAACGTCGCAATCCAGCAGTTCCATGATCAATTTACCAATGCATATCAAGCCGCATCTCAGTTAGCAGATACTTGCCAGACTGTGAGTGGAGCTAGAGGTTCAGCATACAACTGGCCTTTGCAGGGTGATGCGGCAATGGAATTACGTAATGCGTATCAATCATTAATTCCTGTAGCCAGTAATGATTACGCTCAAGTTCAAACTGCCTTCGAAAATTACATTTTAAACTTGCCAGTTGACATATTTCAGCAATCTGAATTAGTTATCGATACATTGAGTCAGTTAGGTATCGTACACGCAAAAGCAGCGGGAAGAAGGGAAGATCAATTCTTATTAAATGCTCAATATGCAGCTGGTTCTGTGGCACCTTTGCCTCCTATCCCTAACCCTCCACCTCAAGGTAACAAACTACCTGACCAGGAGCCTCCAGGTTTAGTTGCAGCGGATGTTGCCTCGACTGCTCCTCTTGCTGCTGTTAACTTAAATGTAGAAAAAATAGTTAGAGCAGCCATGATTCTTGATGAGCAAAACGTTCCTCATGACGATCGCTACCTCGTGGTAAATGCTCGCATGATTGGCTCATTGATGAATGATGGAGACAAACCGACTAACATCCTATACAATAACACCAAAAATATCATGCAAGGCGGAGTTGACACCTTCATGGGCTTTAAGATAATTACGTTAGGAAACCGTACTGAGGGAGGCATCCAACTAAGACCTCCTTCTTACAATACTGCAATCCTGCCTGATCCAATCAACCCCAATGTTAATGCAACTGCAATAGCTTGGCATAAAAACTCTCTGGGCGCGGTTTATGCTTTAAATCCTGTTACAGAAGTTGAATGGAGTCCTACTCACCAGTCTTGGTTAACAATTAGCCGTCTTAGAATGGGTGCTTCAAACTTACTTGGTCACGGTATTGTCTACATTGACTGTAATGACACAACTGGCCCTCATGCATAAATCAATAGCCCCTTCGGGGGCTTTTTTAGGAGATCAAGATGGCTTTTGAAAATGAAAATCTAATTCAAATTAGTGCAGGAGAGTGTAGCCCCGACCAGTTGGCTGGACAACGAATTTATAGTTATGAGAGTACTACCGATCCACTGGCTGATGTGCCTGGAGGGATGTTGTAAAGTGGGTACTTTGATAGTTTAGCAAAAAGCGTGAGGATTGGTTCATACTTCATATTGACTTACTCAGCCATAACTCAAATATATAAAGTTATTTCAGTCAACCCTGAAGTTGATATTGTGGTTCTAACTTTGGCGTTAGCACAACCTCCTTCGCCTTCATATGCAACGCTTGCTGAAGGACCTTTAACTTTTGTGACTGGTGGCACTCAATCTGATGTCATACCTTATGCTGAATCAGAAGTAGGGATGTTCGCCAATTTTTCCTTAAATTCTCCAGTAAATGACATTGGCCCTCCTATTGCTCACTCAGGAATAGAGCACGTTGAATGCCAAGCTGGTCAGATCGAAGTGTTTTGGTCAAGAGTTGTTACAGCAGGGCAAAACGTAAACATGTGGCTTCAATTAAAAAGCGTAACACCATCATAAATTTAGGAGATAACAATGCCAACCACGATTTTCACGCCAAAAAACTTTGCTTTTATTGCAGGGGATGAATTATGTGGCCCTCAAAAAATTCCTTGTGCTTTTGGCTATTATGCAGAATTTGCCACTAAAGATGAGATTTTAAATATAGGACCTGGACACACTACTGGACAACACTTTTTTGGATTACGTACTGATGGGAGTGGTGCTGTTTTAACTCCAGTAGAAAAGTTGCTGCCCAGTGCTTCCTCTCACTTAACTCGCGGCTCCATTATTTTGATTAATGGCAGAAGTGCGACAGGTCTTAATCCACCGACTGATCCATTTGTTCTTTATGTCGTTATCACGTCCGAAGCAGGTAAAGATACTGAATATAACCAAGTATACAGTTATCCATAAGGGAGAGTCATATGCCAGCACCTTCACAAAACCCATCTCCACAATGGGTGCCTCGCTATTTTGCTCATGGGAATTTACCAGACATTAACAGTAATATTCCATGTTTAGGAGGGTATAAAATTCCTTCAAATACCCCAGGAGGAACCGCGGCTCCAGGACAGATGTTGGCTGATGGGTACTTTGGGCCACAACAAACGAGACCGTCAATTGGGTCCGGACCTTTCCCTTCTGGACCACCTGATTATCATACGCCTGGGGATGGAACAGACTCTGTAAATCAAGGGAATCCATCGTTAGGAGCCACTCTCGCTTTTGGATCTCTAGTTTTTTGGGCATCGGCAGACGCTTTGGGGGCTCCAACTAATGGATGGTTGACTCGCGTGAACACTCATCCTGAAGCCCCGAATACGGGATATGGATTAAAGCCTGGAATGAATCAGGTCGATACGGTTGGTGGCGCTTTTTAACTTGAGGAAATATTATGCCTGAACCATACTACGCCTCACCCAGCCTTCTTGCTCAGGTAACTCCTGGGGAATTAAGTTCCGATCAGGCTATTCCTAGTTTTTATTATATAGATGATAATCCGAACAAATTTAAATTAGATTATGGGTATAAGCTTTTTTCCAATGGGGAATGTTTTTGGGATTCAGTTGCCACCTCGTTAGAAGTTGGCTCTTACATAACTTGTTTAGGAAAAGCTCAAGCTGAAACCAGTCTTAAAACAAGCATAGCTACCTTTAGGGTTACTTCCATTGAGCGTGATTCTGACTACAGGTACAAATATAGAGTAAGAACTAGTATTGGGCCTAACACCTTGTTCTCGAATCAGTCATTTGGAGTAGGTGCTTCCACTATTCAAAATGTCTCAGGGATGGAACTCCGATACAAAGGAATTGTGCAGGCTGAGGGGGTTAGCGGAAATATCCATA